AATAAAGCATGAGGGAAGTGCTACCCTAGATAGCTATACACTATTTGAGATGGAAAGACATCATGAGAGGTTTAGACTAGCTCAGAGAAACTATGTAGCGAAGTGGGGAGGTTTACCAGGAAAGGAAAGGTTTACTATACCCTATAATAGAGAGTAAAAAATGCCTATTAGAGAAAAGATTTCAGATAAAGAGTGGATGTTGTATGAAGTTCTAAGACATCCAATACTGTTTGGAGAGTTTTACAGAAACCTGGATTTACCCAAAGGCAAGGACGAGTGGGAATACTCCCCCTATCAGAAAGAATACTTAGGAGATTTCAGCCCATACGTATCATTATGTTGTGGACGTGCTGTAGGTAAAACTGTTACATTGACAGACTACATCCTATGGATTATGATAAATAATATATATCCAGAGGAATACATACTATACACAGTTCCTAACAAAGTTCATCTAGAGCCTGTATTCTTTAGCTTGATTAGAGAGCTTAGAAATAACTCTCTCCTAAAAAACTTTATTGCACCAAAAAGTGGTATTAACTCCTCGAACTTTACCATAACATTATTAAACTCATCTCAGCTGGTTTGTAGAATTGCGGGACAATCAGGAACTGGAGCTAACGTTGTAGGTCTACACACCCCTTTAATTCTATTAGATGAGGCAGGGTTTTACCCCTGGGGAACATGGGTTGAGCTACAGCCTGTTCTAAACGAGTGGCAAGAAGGACACAAGCTTTGGATTTCGGGAGTACCTACGGGTCTTAGGGAAAATAATGTTCTTTACTACGCAGATGAAGTTGATGACCAGTTTACAAAACATAGAACATCTGCCCACGAAAACCCTAGATATAGCGAAGAAATGGAACAGAGGAATCTACAGCAATATGGTGGAGCTGATAGTGAGGACTACGTTCATTTGGTTTTGGGTAGACACGGCTCACCTACCTTTGCTGTATTCGACAGAAGATTATTACAAATCGAAGAATATGCCACATGGATTACCAGTATAAACGGTATTGAAATTGAGAGCTATTCATCTATGGTAAATAGGCTAGCTCTGATACCCCCCGTCCCAAAAAGTGATATTACCATAATGGGAATAGACCTTGGATATACTGAACCTACGTCTATTATGATCTTATACGAAAAGAAAGGTGTTATTAGGGAACATGCCAGAATAAACCTTTATAAAGTAAAGTATCCTATACAGGAAAAGATTATTGATTATTTAGATACCAAGTTTGGACAGCCCCAAGTAATAGGAATAGATGTAGGAAATGAAAAAGGTCTAACTCAACACCTGTTAGCAGATGAAATTTACTTGCATAAAAACTATCAAAAGAGACTGGTACCCGTTAGCTTCGGTTCGTGGCTAAGTCTTGGAGAGAACTTAGACGGCGAGGAAATAAAGGTTAAGACTAAACCTTATAGTGTTAGCTTATTACAAGAATATAGTAATACACATAAAATTGTATATGCTAGTACAGACATGGAGTTGATAACAGAGATGGAACGTATGACGTATACTAAAACGCCCACAGGAGAAATTGTATATAGAACTCTCACGCCCAAGGGTGGAAAAAGAGGAGACGATCACAATACATCAGCCATGCTGTGTGCAACAATGGCATATTTTATGTTAATAGATGGGAGACTTTTCAGCAAGCAATCTAAGCCACTTGCTCGGAGTAGATGGGTTGCTACTTATGGATAAGGAATTATAAATATGACCGATGAACAAATAAGAACAGGAAATAAGCTAGTACAAAAATCAACCGCCTCTTTTTTTGAATTAGGCCCTAGTTATAAATCAAAGATGAATGTCTGGAGTCCATCAGCTGTTGATAGGCTGGCTTTTTCTGACCATAAGACTTTTGCAAACATTATAAGGGACACCAGATTTTACTACCGACATGACTCTTTAGCATCTTCTGTGATAAATAAAATGGTAGACCTAGCTATTAATGATTTAGTTATAGTACCAGAGAAAGTAGCAAGTAAAACTGAACTTCAAATTTTTGACGCTCTAAAAACAGATTTGCTAGAATTTCTAAGATTATCCGCTTTAGAGTATCTAACTACAGGCCTAGTAGTTCCTGAAATTACTCTTACCAGAATAAATCAAACAGAGCTTAGGGACAAAGGAGTTCAACGGATAGACTCTTTACTCTACCCCACAGACATGTGGCTAAGAGATGCTAAAGATATTGAAATAAAAAGACCTTTTATTACATCAAAAGAATCTTACTTCTTAATTATACCAGAGGAAGTAATTCACTTTATTGAGACTAAAGGTATTTATCCAGACGGATCGGAGGATAAAGAGCTATATCAAGAGATTATTAGACTGTATCCAGAGTTTGTGGCTAAAGTTAGAGCCGGAGAAACTAAAATTCTTTTGGATAATCCTCTTATAATAAAGTCCACAACTCTTACAGATTCCCAATATCCAATACCCTACTTGGCACCAGCATTAGAGTCTTTTAAACATAAAAGAAATCTAAAGAGAATGGATTATTCTATCTCTGCCAGAGTTATTAGTGCTATTTTACATGTAACTGCTGGTAGTGATGAATTTCCTCTTACAGAGGATCAAGAAGATTTCTTAGATGACCTGGAAAAGAAATTCAAGTGGAGAGAGAGTATAGGTGGAGAGGATGTTGAACGTGTATTTACTTTGTTTACCAACCATACGGTAGAATTAAATTGGATTTTCCCCGAAGTAGCAGCTCTTCTAGACGATAAGAAGTATGAATCTGTAAATAGGGATATTATTATAGCTCTAGGGTTTCCTAGAATATTAATAACTGGTGAGGCAGAAAGATCATTTGCATCAGACCCAGAGATTGCAACTTTATCTCCTCTAAATACCCTAAAAGTTATGAGAAATAAGCTTTTACCTATAGCTAAAAAAGTATTTGCAGAGATGAGAAATAGAAATACTGGTATCAGTAATTATCCAAATGTTAAATTTAGACCTATAAACCTAATGAGCTTAAGATTGTTCTATGAAGGATTGGATAAATTATATGCAAGTGGGAACTTGGCAAGAGAAGAGTATGCAGAAGCTTATGGATACGATCTATTAACAAGCTTTGAGAAACAGAAAGCAAATGAGGAATTACGTGAAGAAATGGATCTTCCTGAGTTCGCTCCGGTGCCTTTTAGTGAAAAACCAGGTGCAGAACCAGGTGGTGCCCCTACTGGAAACAGAAATCAAAGCAATAAATAGGTATAAAAGAGGTAGTTTATGATGAAAACCGTCACATTCGTTTCACATGATGTACAATTAATATTAGAGAATGATGAGTTAGAAGAGCTTGCAGCTTCAGCTGCAATTTCTTTGAACCCCAACGTGCTATGGGCTAAAGTTGTTCTCACCGACGACGATTATAATGCTAATCGTCAAAGGATTCCTAGAAGTGAGTTTGCAAATGTAATCCGAACAGGATTATTTATGCCATTAAAGATGGCGTATGGGGAAATTCAAGAAGGGCATGATAACTCCTTTCCTTTAGGAGCATTTGCCCATTTGAAAACCGAAGGAAACACAATTCAAACTCTGGTAGCTATTTGGGCCAGAGAGAGAGAAGAAGATGCGTCGCTCATAAAAGAGAGATTTAAGTCTGGAAAACCTCTTGACGTTTCTTGGGAAGTTACCTATACAGATTTTACCGATACTGACAAAGGTAGAGACCTAAAGAATGTCTCAATGAACGCCGCAACTCTAGTTGGTATGCCAGCTTATCAAGGGAGAACTCCCATAATAGCGGTATCAAAAAAAGAAGGAGAAGATATGGACACAATTTCCATTGACAAACACGAACAGCTTCTAAAAGATCAGAAAGATGGCATTGTTGCCGACTATGAAAAGAAGCTGACAGATAAGCAGACTGAGCTAGAAGCGGCTCAAGCTGAGCTAAACGAAGTAAAGCCCAAGGTTGTGGAGCTAGAAAGTTTCAAGACCGAGGTTGAGGCAGAAAGAGCTAAAGCTGCAAAGCTTGAACAAATCAAGAAAAAGTTTTCAGATGCAGGCCTTACAGTAGAAGGCGATTACTTCGAGAAGAAGACTGAGACTCTACTAGCTATGTCAGAAGAAGCACTTGATTTCTTTGTACAAGAGCTTGTAGCTGCTTTGGATAGAAAAGAGGACAAAGAAGATGCGGCTAAAGAAGATAAAGCTTCGATAAGCATTACATCTACTAAAGTCCCTAATGTAACTAGAAGTTCTAATGATGATGTTTCCGCCGGAGATATTCTAAAATATCTTAAGGGCGAGAAATCATAATTAAGGAGTAAAAGTAGCTATGGAGATCAATAAATTTACGGATATTATGGGTGTAGTTGTTACACACGATATTCCAGAAGGTAGAATGGTTGCTCTAACTTCCCACAGTTTCGATCATAACTTTGGAAGTAGAGTAGACCTACCTGGAGTTAGACTTCCTGTAGACTCTACAGAAGCTGGTAGAGCTAAGTATTGTGTAACATGGCCCGTAACTAATGCCCAGGCACATGGGCCTATTGCTTTGTTTATCCCTCAACCATCGTTCCCATATTCTTTGAGACCCGGTGGATGGGATCAACCAGCTAATGTACCATTTTCTACTGAAGTTCATTTAACATATCCTGGACACAAGCATGGAGTCACAATACCATCTGGATTTTTGGCTCTTGCTTTTGATCGTGGTGTATTCACAGTTCCTTCGGGACACTTTGTTTATTCTTCTGATCTTGAGGTTCCTGGTGCGCCACTTGAGGTTTTGAACGTGGCAGATGACACATTAGCCGACGCAGGGAAGCTTGCTTACAACTCAGCTGGTACGATTGCGGTTGTAGAGCGGTACTATCCAGATGAAAATAAGCTAACGTTCCGTACCCTATAAAAAGGAGTGAATTAGAATATGGACGAAAAGAGAATACTACAAGCTTTAGCAGCTCTGATGAAAGACAGAAGTCAGAGAGAAGCTTTAGCTGAAATTATTGTGGAATACGTCCAGCCTAATCATCTTACAGAGGAGTTCACTAGAGGACTTCTAAATACTCGTAGACTATCCCCAGGCGACAGCTTGGTAAAGAAAGTTAGAAAAGGTATTGAAGTTAGAACTCTAGTTCCTGGTGCTGTACACCTAGCCAGTGAGATTACAATCTCAGAAAGAATGAACTTCATCCTAGATGGGGCTGACGTAAAAGTAACTGCAAACTTGTGGGAACTGGAAAGAGGAGAAATTGGAACTGTTTCGGATATTAGAAGAGAAATGGCAGCTAAGCTAAGAGACTTCTATATTGTCAAGCTGTTCACAGCTTTGACAACTGTCTGGAACGCTGTAAATACTCCTAATAACTATACATCAGTAGGTGGGCCTATTACTGATACTGTTCTAGAAGCTGCTATTGATTGGGTAAACCAAAATACATCAGGAGTAAGAGCTGTTATAGGTATGAGATCGGTTATGACTCCTATTACTAAGTTTGGTGCCTTCTGGTCAGATGGTACAAATGTTGATGCGTCACAGGATGCTATTGACGAGATCAGACAAACAGGTAGACTTGGTAAATATTACGGTGCGCCTCTGTTGGTAGTTGATCCTATTTATGACAACCCTGAGGACTATATAAACTTGTTTGCGCCTATTGCAGACAAGGTTCTTGTCATTGGGGAAAGTGTTGGTGAATTTATTCTTTACGGTGATGTGAGAACAAAACAGTGGGAAGATATGAACCCAACGCCTCCACAGTGGATGCTGGAACTATATCAGCAATTCGGTATGATTATTGATAACGCTCAAGGAATTTATGTCCTTGATAACGTTACTGTATAATATTTCAGGTATTTAGAGGGGTGGGTTATTCCCACCCCCTAGTTATAATTAAATAAGAGGAGAATAAAATCATGGATGATTATAATGCGTATTCTGCTATGCAGACTGGAGAGCCTGTAGCTAGGTTTCAGAAAACCATTTTAGGTAAGGTACACGTACTTGCTCTTGACCCTTTTCAGGATAAACCTGTAAGCGTCATTCTGTCTGGTCGTGCCGGTACAGACGAGTCCTATATAGAAATTTGGACTAAGAAAGCTTTGGTGTTCTTTGAACGAATGAATAAAAGACATTTTAACGCTGGAAGATTAGCAAACATTACTGAACCTCCAAAAGAAGCACCATCTCCAAATCAGATAAGTGATGAAGAGATTGATGTACTTCTAGACCCTAAGAAAACTAAGTTCTTGGCTCTAAAAGCTAAGCTGGAAAAGTTTACTGAAACTCCGCCTGTTTTTAGAATTTTAAACAGAGCTAGAGAGCTGGAAGCTTCGGAAAAAATTATTAAACATATCGAAGAAAGAATGGCTAAGGTAGAGTTACAAAAGTACGGAGTATCTAAAGAATAATGGCAACAACCTCTCTATCATATCTAATACCTAGTTTAAGATTACGACTAGGTGATTGGGATGCAGGAAATTATAGATACCTGGATGAATGGTTAGAGCAAGCTCTACGTTCTTCTATAGTATCTCTGCAAAGATGGTGGACTTATAAGTATATACTAAACGGAGACAATGAAGTTCTTAGAAATCCAAGAGCTCCATTTCTATTTCCTGAGCCACCTGTGATAGAGCATGGTGACGAAACTCCTATTGTAATAATGGCTACGATCATTATTAAATCAGGAAGTTTACAAGATGTGTCTTGGAGTGTAGCCGCCTGGAGAGACGCAGAGATTTCTTTTTCTAATCTGGAAGGTTCCAGAAGTAAAAAAGATCTTCTAAGACAGGACTGGGAGCTAATGACCATACTAACTCCCCCAAACAAAAAACTATCGTTCTCTAGAAAGGGCCACTTACCAGGATTTCATCAAAATATTTACGAAACAGGGGAAGAAAAATAAGTTGGAGTTAAAGGAATGGCAAAAAAAATAAAAGGATTATGGATCGGAGATGCTGTAGTAAGTACAGGCTTTGCAAGGGTAAATCATTCTGTTATTGAGAGTTTACCAAAATATAAATATGATATACATCACTTAGGTATCAACTATTTTGGAGACCCTCATCCTTTCAAACACAAGATTTATCCCGCAGCTATTGGAACTCAGGGTGACTTATACGGGTTGAACAGAGTTGTAGACTTAATTAGACACGTTAGTCCAGACTTTATTTTTATCCTTAATGATCCCTGGATGATAGACGTGTACTTAGAAAAAATTAAAGAAGCTAAACTTGGTGGTATCCCAATAGTAGCCTACTTTCCTGTAGATGCAGAAGAACACAGCGCAGCTTATTATAGACACTTTGACATAGTAGATGCAGTTTGTATCTATACCAAGTTTGGAATGAGAGTTCTACTACAGGCAGGTGCGCCATATGTTACACCAGATAAGATGCACGTTATACCGCATGGAATCGACACTAGATTGTTCTTTCCTATAGATAAGGAACAGGCTAGAAGTAGTGTTTACCCACAAAATAGACTAGAAGAGTTTATGAACTCCTTTATAATACTAAATGCCAATAGAAATCAGCCTCGAAAGAGAATAGATATTACAATGTGGGCATTTAGAGAGTTTCAAAAAAATAAAGCGGATGTAAAACTTTACTTGCATATGGGAATTACCGACATGGGGATAAACATCATAGAAAAGTCTGCCCAATATGGGTTTGATAACAAGCTTGTAGTATCTGCTATGACCCCTTATATTCCTGGAGTTCCTGACACAAGAATGAACGAGATTTACAATGCCACAGATGTAGGTATAAATACGTCACTAGGCGAAGGTTGGGGACTAACAAATTGGGAACATGCAGCTACTGGTAAACCACAAATTTTACCAAATAATTCTGTTCACAATGAGGTTTGGGGAGATAATGTTATCTTAGTAGACACTATAATGCCACAGATGATTGATAGGGTGAATACGGTTGGTCAGGTTGTGAGTATAGATGGCATGGTGAGAGCATTTGAGTGGGCATACATAGACTGGAAAAATGGGGGAAGTGCCCTACAAGAACTAGGTAATAAAGCTTTAGCAAGAGTTACAGAAGAACAATTCTCTTGGGAGGAAGTGGGAAAGAAATTCCACAAGGTTTTCCAGAGTGTGATAAAATAGAGATGATAACATTTCCTACGGATACGGTCACTGTTATAGATCAAATCAGAGAAGCTATAGGACGAAATATTACAATACAGGTTCTAGTATCTGGTATTCCCTGCCCCGATATAACAGACAGTTTAGACCCAGTTACAGGACTTTCAACAAATCAATTTTGTCCAACATGTAGCGGAATATACTGGCTAAGTACTTTATCTGGATATTTAGTAAAGGCTCATATAAGATCGGGAAAAATGGACACACCTGTTTGGGTAACTGCTGGAGAAATATTCACAGGTGATGCACAAGTTCAGATCAAGTATACATTAGCTAATATGACAGCGGTAGAAAACTCGGAATACTTTGACGTAGATGGAAGGAGATTTGTAAAGAGTGAGGTAGACCTTCGGGGAGTTCCAGAGATAAATAGAATACTCGTAACCCTCGAAGAACAGGAGAGGTAATTATGCAAGGAATAGAAATTGAAGGACTGGATTTGATAGATGTCCTTACTCAAATAGATAAAAAGAAAAATAAGTTCATAGCTATAATGTTGAATGACTTAGAAATGATGTATCCTGCAACTTCTAATGAATACAAGATGATTAGAAAGGTTATCTTAGATGGTATGAATGATTATACCAGATCATTTATGAGAGTGTTCTTTGGAGATGTAGAAGGCCTGATAATGAAGTAATGACTAATCTATCAGCTGATTACTTTGATAAGCTTACTGCAAATGCTCAAGCTTGGGCCCAATACTTTGAACAAGAGGCTCAAAGAAACTTAACTCCCGAAGTTCGACACTCCCAAGCTTTGTTCTTTGTCTTTGATGAAATAATGGCTACGTTATTAGACGAGCTACGAAGAGCCATAGAGACTACAGAGGAGTACAGCTATCAACCCCTAAGAGATAACATATTAGAGGTATTCAGCAATAGGAGCATAGTAAAAACATCGTTAGCAGATGATTCGATTTACTTTAATGCAGAAGGAGTGGCAGGAGACACAGGCGATTTATGGGACTCCATTGAATACGCCAGACAGCTAATAGGAGTGAGTACTAATACTTCTAAAGAACAAAAAGCTGCTTTTTGGAGAAACTTTATATACGCACCTGCGAGATTAGGTGAGGGTAATGAGGACATGATAGAAGAGGGAAGTGCTATGTACCAGCAAGTAATAGAACTTCGATTGGCGGGATGGAGAGGATTAGCACCATACTGGTATTGGTTGGAACACGGAAACGAAGGTTCTGGTCTGGAGTTCCCGTCAACCGGAGCAACAAACTTTTTGTACAAAGCACAACAAAAAGCTACAGCACTTTTCAAAAGTGCATTGAACCGAGTTGATTTAGAAACCAGTAATATCATTCAGGAAGCAGCTGAGAATTACCTCCAAAACCCTGATACTTATACGCAGTTTGATGTCCTTGGAGATTTCTCGTTCCAGGGCAGACAGTACCTGATCTATGTAACTAAAACAAGATTGGTTGGAGTAGCACTACCATCAACGGTAGCTGGCGAACAAAGAGGATACTAATGGATATAATCAGAAAGCAAGATAAAAGTGTTTATTACCATGTGGTTAATCTTTTTTCAACCATTCCAAGCGTTACCATAGAGGATGGATTTCCAAT